CTTGTTTTCTATTCCCAACAACAGTTGGGATGATCATTCTAATCTTTTCCCTTAGTTCTGCTGCTGTCATGTTATTTCTGTTTTGCTGTTGGGCCTTTACCTCCGCCTTTTGCTTTGTATGATGCTACTGCACCTGCAATGGCTTTAGATGCCTTTTTAGATTTGCCTTGTTTTTTTAACTTATTAACTAAAGTATTATATGATTCATCTACTTCATCTTTACTTTTCATTGCTTTATCAAAAAATCCTTTAGGTAAACCTTCTTTAATTCGCTCAGCCATTCTTTTCTTTTGCTTAGAAGTTGGACCTGACCCACCACCTTTTCTTTTAATATTAGCTATTTTACCAGCAATTTTACCAGCATATTCTTTATCTACACCTTTTTGCTTATCTACTTTTTTAGCTAATGAGTCAAATGATTCAGACATTCCTTCTCCTGGGTATACAAAAATCTGTTTTCTTTTTGGGTTATCATAAACATTTGCCTCTTTAAATTTAAATTGAGAAAATTCTTTTTTAATATCATCTTCCATTCCCATTGCTCTATCCCCAATTAAAGACATTTCAACATATTTATCACCTATAACAAGAGCAACACCACCTTTGCTTAAATCAGATCCACCTGATCCCTCCTTATTTATTTGAACCGGAGCTCCTAATTTTTTAAATTTAAGAAATATTTGTTTAGCCATATTCTTAAGTTCCAAATTGTCTGCTGGTCCTTCATTTATTCCTTGTCTAAATTTTTCTAAACCAGAGTATGATTGACCCGTTGCTGGATTATCATTGCTATTTTCATTACTACCTTCATTGCTGCCATAGTTTGAGTTAGCATTACTATCCTCATCTACAATTTCTGTTTTTTGGTATTTTTTACCACAATGTTTTTCATACAATTTTTCCATCTTGCCTTTTCTTCTTTCTAAAAGCTTAATTTCTCTTTGCATTTGTTTCATTTTAGATTTATCAATTAATTCTTTAAGATTATCATCTTCATTAATTGAACTTACTCTATCTATTTTTTCTTGAATGTGATCATGTAAAAAATCTAATTGAGCTTCCATCTTAACAGTTTCAGCTTCTTTTCCTATTTCGGCTAGTCTTGAATCAATTGATTCCTTTTTAACTTTTTTCTTTTTATCTGCAGCTGCATCTTTCATTGATTCTTCAGTATCACCATCTCCATCAATATCTGGAAAGTCTGGTTTGTCTTCTTCATGCATACCTGCTCTTTCCTGTGAATTTTCTATTGCTTTTTGTCTTGCTTCTAGTGCAACATTAGTATCATCATATGATACATTTGTACTTTCAGAAAAATTTCTAAATTCGTTATCTTCATTCATTACGTCTCTAATAACTTGACCGTATATTGCAGCTAAGCTATTTGGGTTACCTGTAGTAACTACACCACCTAATGATTCTTTGATTAAACTTTTAAGTTTATCTTCTTTATTTTCTTTTACTGCTTCATAATGGTTTTTACTATCTTCTAATTTTTCACTGTATCCACTACCACCATAATTTTCACCTTTATTTTTTTTCATACCACCACTTTCTGTTTGGTATCCTATTGCTTCACCAAATTGACCTTCTTTTACATAATGTAATGGATCTTTAGATAAATTTTTAACTACTAATTCTTGAGCTTCTGTTAAACCTAATTCTGGATTTGATTTACATTCATAATATACCCCATTAATTAATGCTTGGCCACTAACATTATTAATATTATTTTCTGTTGGAGAATATGGGTATTGATTATTTAGACTATTTTCAACTTCTTTATTTGCCTTAAATTGACCTGATCCATTAGCGTTCATTGAAAATTTAGCTTTAGACTCAGCTGGTGTTTTTATTTCTGTAGCATTTGGTTTTCCAGTATCATTAATTATAGAGGATAATTGATCTTCTCCTTCAGATAAGAATTTTTCAAAAGCTAATTCATAGGATTTTTTAGGACCATTTAAGCTTTCAATTTTTTGAATTGGTTTTAAATCAACATACCCACCAATGCTTTCTTTTATTATACTTCTATTTGTTAGAATCTTTTCAGCTTCTGTAAAATTCGTAGAATTAGTAAGCATATTAGGAAAACGGGATTTTGCTTCTTTAAGAAACACGTCTTTATGTCCTTTTCCTTCTTTAATTAGGTTGTACTGTTCTTGTAATGTTTTCATATTAATTTTTTAATAAGGTTTCAATGTCTTTTATATAATCATTTATTAAATCTGTTCCTGTTACTACAGAAAAACTGTTTGGGTTTTCTCTATAGTACTTTATAGTTTCGATTTTAGCTTGCCTTAATGGCTTTTTAATTGCTTCCAATCGATTTTCAATTTCACTAAAAGCGTTAATACGATCTTCTTGAAATTGTTCTTCTTTTGTTTTATTTTCTTTAACTATCTTATATTTCATATTATACATATGTAGCTTCTAGCTCTAATTACTGTTTAACTTGATTAGGAGCTAATTTATAGCCTAATTGTTTAACATAAGTATCATCATCTGTTCCTAATGCTTTTTTATTTAATCTAAAAGCATATGGTGTTAAATAAGCACCGGCTGCTCCAGAAGTTGACATTTCTTCTACTTCTTTTTCATTTGCGTCAAGTATACTTTTAGAAAACATTTCTTCTAAATAATCTGATAATGCTACTCTAATTATACCCTTTAATCTACCGTCATCTGGAATTTCATATTTATCCATTATAGCATTTGCTACAGCATCAACTCTTTTATCATTAAGATTAACCATATCTGAAACACTAAGTGCTTCATTCATTTTTGTGGTCATTCTACTATACACTTCTGGGTATTCATTTCTAAGATGTGTTCTTGTTTTATTTCTTACTGCTCTAATTTCTTCATAAATTTCTCTCCACTTTACATCATCTTTAGATTTAACATAAACACTTTTTGCTACAGATACTACATCGGTTAAATCACCAAATAATTTTTCATATGAAGGCATTATATCCTCTTTCCATGTTATCCCTCCAGTTACAGGATCTATATCTGTAATGGTAGATTTAAATTTACCATCTTTACTTATATTAACTCTACCTACTACAAATTCATCTTTTGGAATTTCTAATTCTACAGATGCTTTTTCAGGTGAAGCTGTTTTTTCATTAAGTTTATATACGTGAGCCATTCGCTATTTTTATTTCTTGAATTAATTCATAATATTGAAGTAGGTCTACAAGATTAGTACTATCTACTTTATCCCTTTTACCTAATTCTACTAATAATTTAGAAACTTCATTTACCTTGATTTGAGTAGTTTTATCTTTTATACTATTTATCACTTCAGATAATGTTGATTTTAATTCTATTATTTTAGAATTATAAAAATTTCTTAATGATGGTGTTGAATCTACAGAATTAATATATTCTTTAAGTACTTGTTTTTGATCTTTACTTAAATCATCATATTTAGTGTTAAATTTTTCAATTAATACTTTATATGTTAAGATTCTTGTATCTTTATCATATGATGCAAATTCTTCTAAAACTGTTTGTTTACGTTCTTCAGAAGTTTCTTGTTTTGTTAAAAATTCTAGTAATGTAATTTTATTATCAATTAACTGTTGTGTGTCTGTTGATATTTCTGAATGTGCTCCTTCTATTAAAGTATATAATGATGCTAATTCTTTATAACTTTTAATTTTAGCCCCAAAAAATTCTTCAACTTTATAACAATCTTTAATTTCTTTAATTAAATTATATTTTTGTTTTTTTAAAAATGATCTGTTTAATTTTTTAGAATTATCTATTGCCGTTGATATAAACATATTTGCTCTTCCCTCGTTTAAAACTCTGGATTTTAGTATAGTTTCATACAATTTATATTCACGACCTAATTCTGTTTTGACAAAATATTTTTTTATCATATCAATGGCTGGTGAATCCGCGCCTCTTAATGTATCCGCTGTTATTTGTCTAACAAGTAGTTCGAAAAGTATACCAGGGTTTTTAAATTTGGAATGTTTTATTTTCATTAAAAAATATATTTATTTATAAATATTAGCCTTTTAGTTGAGAGTCGTCAAGTAATTTAGAATCATCTTTATCTTCTTCAAATATTAATTCCTTTTTATTTAAAGTATTTAAGGATTTAAATATATCCTTATTTTTTAGAAAAGTTATTCTAGCACTTTCAAGAGCTAAGGGGCCATTTTTAGTTTTAGGATTTAACTGATTTCCATCATTTTTATCAGTATCTTTCATTCTTTTTACACCTAATCTATCTTTCCCAAAATTGTCATCTTGGGTATTTCGTTTAGTTATTTGTTTTTTAGGACGACCTAATTTAGGATCATCGGCAGCATATTTTTCAGGTTTTGGAACCCCTCCTGGATCTGAATACATTCTACCATTACCATATAATGAAGCTAAATCATGAGGTGTACCGTAAGATTTACCAGTACTAACAGGATCATTTCCTTCTGCTTCAATTTGAGCATTTCTAAATTGTCTTTTAGAATCTTCTCTAACTAAATCTCTATATTCTTCTGTTTCACCCTGACTAAAGTGGTATAGATTATCATAAATCCAATCTGATGGGACTAATTTTTGTTCTAATAATTGAGCTGATAGTTCTGCTTTAGATTTTAATAATTCTATTTTTTCTTGTTCGTATATAATAGATGGTGTAGTCATATCTAATGTAAAATTAGTTAACTTTTCATCTGTATAACCTTGGGTATATAAATGAACCAATGCTATTTTATTTAATTCTGATAGTATAATTCTTTGTATTCTATCAATTGTACGAGCAAATCTAATATCTTCAGCTGCTAGTGTAGCTTTTCCTTCTATATTTTCATCATATCCTAAAAATGCTTTAGGTATTTTAAGAGCAGCAAATAGTTTATTTCTTAAATACTCAACATCTTGAATTCCATCATAATCTAAACCTTTAGAGGTATCAATTCTAGTTGTTGTATCATTACCTCTAACAGGTATATAAAAATCTTCAAGCATATTTTGCATATTATACTTTAGGTTATATTCACCCGTATTTTCATCCATATAAGGAGTACGTTTCATTTGAGAAATAGTTTTTTGCATAAATGCTTCTATTTCATTTGGTGGTATAGCTCCAACATTCATATAAAATACTCTTTTTTCAGGTGCACGAGCAATTCTATGAATTAACATTGCATCCTCCATTAATGAATATTGTTTAAATAATTTTCTACCTGGTTCTAAATAACTTCTACCATAAGGTAAATAATTAACATCAGATATTAATCTAAAGTGAGCCATTTCATAATTATCAATGAATATGCCATTATCTTCTGCTCCACCAGTACCATAACCTGTTCCATACATTCCTGTACTATCACTAATTATACCATCTGGGTTGTACTTAAATCTAATTTCTTGAGGATTTTCTGTATTGTATCCTTCTTGTCTTTCAATATGAAACGCTGTGTAAGGTATTACATTATAAACACCATATTTTTCAGCTATATCTAATTTTAAGAAAAAATCACCATATTTACACATTTGTCTTACCCACATCCAACAGTTAAATTCAATATTCAATACATCATAAAATAAATTATAAAGTATTTTTTGTATATCTTCATTTGAACTTCTAATTTGAAGTACTTCACCCATATCATTTTTAAGAGTCGATTCATCAGCAACAATATCAAGTGCTGAAGCACATATTGCATCTGTATCCATTACATCATATTCTGAATATAATTGAGGTCTTAACCATTGATAATTAAAGCTAAATTGTCTTCCTAATAAGGATGAAGGAGCTGTAGTATATATCCTATTGTATCTATCTACTAAGGAATTTGTTTCAATTCCACCCATTTGTTGAATAGTACTACTATCTATTACTTTTAGTTGATCACCACCAACATTACGTATAATAACGTCTGTTGAAAATAATCTTCTTAATCTTGAAAATACACTGGTATTTGCCATGTTTATATATTAGTTATTGTTATAAATATTATTATAGAAGCCAACTTATGTCTTCTTTTCCATCTTTTGTTTTCATATGATAAGGATTATCAGAACCTTTTGAAAAACCATAACCCCCTTGATAGGATGTTCTGTTAACTTTCATATTATTTAAGGATTGTTTGGTTATGTCTAATCCTCTTTGTCTAAATTTTAATGCTGTATCTCTAATGTACATAGCTATACCAAAGGCCATAACTAAATCATCATTATACCCGCTTTGGGCTTCAGGTCTTCCATTTTTCCAAATAAAAGTTTTCATTTCTTCAACTAATCTTTTGGATTGTATAGTTACTCCCTTATCACTTATATATTCTTGAAATTTACCTACTACCATAGGTCGGGTTCTTGATGACATTGTAAACCCAGCTACCATTTTTGAATGATCTTGGTATTTATCAAAGTAAGAATTTACATTAGTTGATTCTGATTTTTGAGAATAATAAAGGTTTGGATAATTTCTATCTATTGCTACTTGAAGTGTAGCCCAACCAATATTAGCGTTTTCAATTACTAATAGTGCTTCATTATATTCAGTTGCTATACCAACTAATAAATGCCCATATTCTTTAGTGCCTAATTGCCCCTTATACTCAGCAACTTGTACATTAGTTTCTACATCAATTACATGAAATGCAGAATAATCTTTTCCATCACCTCTAGACACATCCGCTACTACTATATATGATCTACTATAATCTGGAGATTCCCAAACCCATAGATTTTGATCAGCACCTCTTCTTTCTAATGGATCTTTAATAAATGTTTTTTCATAATATTCCATATATTCATTATAAAATACAATATCACCTGAAGTACTAAAATCACAATCACATTCTTGTGCCGCCATTCTAGGATCACCTAATAATTCATCCTGTTTTTTTCTCCAAGCTTCATCCCTATCAGGGTGAACATACCAAGGTAATTTAATAGGTAAAAAATCATTTTCACCACCTTCGGCTCTTGTCCAAGTTTGATGAAACCAATTACCTGTACCATAAGGAGTACTTAAAGCAATACAACCACCACCAGTTGCTAAGGTTTGTTGAGCTGATGCCCAAATTTCTCCAATATTGTCAATAAAAGCTGCTTCATCAATTAATAGTAAAGATACTGCTTCTGATCTACCTGCATCACTTGATGCTGATGTAGCTTTAATTTGTGATCCATTAGCTAATCGAAGTGTTAATTTATTATTTTCAGGGGCATCAATTTTAAGCCATGAAGGTAAATTTTCATACATGAATT